CGCGTGTTTTTTTTTTTTTTTTGGAAGAAAAGAGCAAAGCGCTCTTTTCCGAAGAAGGGAAACCCCTCCTTCCTCCAGCAATACGCTGGGGTCCTAGGTCATGATGACCTAAACCGGCCGCTTCTCAGCAGTCGATGAGCCCCTCCGGCAGCCATGCCGGAGGCCCTTCCCACCTGCTGGTCACAGAGTGACACAGCCTATATCTCTGAGTTGAAGAAGCAAACTCAGATCCCTCCGACACCACACCCCAAAGGCTGTGAAATACAGCCCCGAGGTGATCCATTGGTGCAGACGATACTGCATCGACAAGGGTCGTGACTTTCCATTGCTGGAGGCCACGGTTCCATATCGGACAAGCAGCATCGAAGGGCATGTGTAAAACGGCATCGCCTAGCTCAATCGGCCCGTAAAGAAACTTTGGGACACGCTTCGCTAGGTAACGCCACACATACTCGAATCTCCCGTCACGCCAATAACCGTAGTGCTGGGAAGCACTACGGCTGATTCGATTCGCAGCCCGGATATACTCGGGCAGCGTATCAATCGGCTTACGGAAGTAGGGAGGGGTAACATCAATGCCGTTGTGGTAATGACCACCGCACGATTCCCGAAAGGGACCCGATACGAAGGTCTTCTTCCGGTTCACCCGGAAGCCACAGTGCTCAAGAAGGAAGATAACCTCCTGGGCATCACCATATGGGACGATAATATCGTCCCCATAGGCACGGACAGTCCCTGCTTTGCAGCACACACGAGCTATCGCCCAAAACAACAGGGTTTCCAGCTCGAATGTGAAACCGTTACCCATGGAAGAAATTTTCTCATAGGTAACGACCTTTTCACCGATGACACCATGATGGCTTCGCGTCGTTAGCATGGCGCGGAACCAGTCATCGGGAAGCAAAGCCTCACACAACGCCAGCGATATGGAATCACTAGCGGAGGATAGATCAATGGTGCAAAAAGCACCAGTGGCCGATCCAATTTGCGCGAAAGCGCGATTGCGCTCTTGAGCATCGGGTGTGAGTAGTCCAAGACGGCGTCTAACCCTTTCACGGATCAGACCACCAATTCCTCGCTGGAAAAACATATTCCAGTCTGGCTCGATCGCTATAACACGATCGGTCTTGGCATTCTTGGGAACGGTGGTAACCTTGTTACCCTGGACGATCGTAAGTTCTCGGTCGCCCGCGGCCCAGCCGGAATGAAACCGGCGAAAGGCCAAGTACAAGGGGAG